ACTTCAGGCTGTCGTTGTCGACGTGTATAAAGCCCTTGTGGATACCGAGGCGCGTAAAGCCTACGGCGATGAGTGCCGCGATAATGCGAAAGCGTGCCGTGCTGGTGGTGCAGCTGATGTCTGCCGCCAGCCCTCTCAGGTGCGAGCTGTCGGGTGCGCCGCCTACAATCTCGTTTCTGCCTGCCGTGCGGTAGCCGCTGTTTATGCGAAACGGTACGCCAGCGATGCCGCGCGCCTCATCGAGCAGCTCTAAGAAGTCGCGGTTCATGCGCGCACCGCTGCCGGGTACGTCGGGACTGTCGAACTCGTGGAGCTTGAAATACTGCATCACTTGGATTTACGCTGTATGATATACCACTGGCCACTGTAGCACAGTACCATGATGCCGTCGTAGGGGCGGTCCATCTGCGCGTAACTGGAGCCGTCGATGGTGACGCCTGCGGCAGCCTGCGCGGTATCGATTGACACCTGGTAGTAGGTGTTCGCGCCCACGGTGCTGTCGGTTTTAAAGCGAAAGATGCGGCCCTCGTTGTCGGCGACCTTCGGCAAGTACAAGCGCCCGAAGCCATTGGCGCCAGTGTAACCGTTCATATACATGTAGCCGTTGTCGTCGTCGATGTCTATGGTATGGCTGCTGCCGTTGCTGTGCGTCACCGACTGCACCGCCGCAAACTGTGCCGTGCGCCCGGTTAGCAGGTCGTCGAAGTTGGTGGCTATAGTATCGGCGTAGGTGTTGCCGCTGGGTGTAAACCTGTCGCGCGGGTTGTTGTTCACCACTAGGTCCGTGCGGAAGCTGATGTTGGTGGTAGCCTTGTTCAGGTGGAAGCGCTCCACGCTTGTCGTGTTGTCGTTGGCTGAATACGACATCTCATGTATTACGTGATACTCGGAGTTCTCCAAGATCATGTTGTACGGCCAAAACATGAAGCCCGAACTGCCGTGAGCAAAGTCGCCCTGGCGGATGCGGTGCGGTAGCTGCGTATTCTGCAGAATATCGCGCACCCCCAGCCTGTGCAAGCTGTACCCGGTAGCGTCTTGGCTGCTGACCCATGACGTTAAGTCGCCGTCGGTACCTCCAAAGCTACCCGCGCCCCATGGTACTGCGCTGCCCCCGGTGCCGTAGCTTATAAGGGTGTTGCCTGTGATGACATTGTCTTGCGTAAGCGTCACCTGATTGTCTAGCGTCGTCTCGCTACTGAACACCACCTCATCGCCGATGGTGTCGGCGCTGTCGCCAGGGAAGACGCGCAAGATGAAGAGCGCGCTGTTGGTAGGTAGCGACGCCACGATGTCACCGCCAGCACCATTCAGCACGACAGTATTAAGCGTGACGTCTAAACCTACCTGATCGCTAACCAGCTCCGGCACCTGCACGCTGACCTGTCCAATAGACTCGAAGCCAAAGCTCTTGTAGTACGTACCTATAACGACGCTCTTAGTACCTGCCGACCCGCTCCACCCTGTATCGGTGTAGTACTGCGAACCAAACTTTATGGTGAGGTCGGCGCGCACCGTATGGAAATTAATAAAGTTGTTTTCTGACGCCACCGGCGCGATGTCCATGTTGTAGTTCAGCGTGATCAGGTGGGTGCTGCCGGCGTAGTAGGTGCGGTCGTCGTCGGTTAGTTCGATGTCATTGGCGGCGCTGTCCAGCGTGGTGAAGTCGGTGTTGAACTGGAACAGAAACGTACCGCCACGCGTTACGCGCACGCGCTCGGCACGCTTTACCGGCCTGCTGTACTCGATGGTGTTGCCGCGCATCTTGTGGATGCCGGTGCCTTGTGTGTACAACATGTCGCTTGTCCACGTCACTTTGTCCAGCGTACTCCACGTGCTGGCTGTGTAGTCGGCGTTACGTGCGTACAGGTCAGAGATGAACGCCACCGATTCGCTGCGCTGCTGGAACTTGTTGAGCGGAAAGAAGTACCACACGCCTTCAGCTTGGAACACGCGCGCGTTGAATGTGATAGCCAAGCTGCGCAATATCTCGTAAGCGGTATAGTACTCCGTCGGTACAGTGCCAGGTATACTGGGCTGGAACATGACGCCGCCGCCCAGGTAGTCGCTGCCGGTGTATCCATCGGGTTTGAAGTCGTTGGCGTAGCGAATGAACAGATCACCGTTGGCGTACAAATCAGACTGGCGCGTGAGCTTTAGACACCCATGCACCCACCCGATCACCGTGGCGCTCTCAAGCGTCATGTCGTTGCTCGTGGTTTCTTTGAGCTGGGCGAGGTCATCGCTGGCGGTTAGGTTCACAGCGGATGGCGTGGCTTCGTCCATTTGCTGCATCTGCTCAGGTATCAAGATGCCGCGCCACCATACCACCTCTTCAAGTTCGCCGGGGTCGCGCACCAGCTCGATAGGGTAGCGCCCTTCTGCCGATGCTGGCACGTCAGTATTTAGCCACGTATCGAAGTCGCCGCCCTCGTTGTATATGGTGAAGTCTAGGCGGCTGGCGATGATGGGTTGGTACTGCTCTTGGTTGTTGCCCTCATACGTCAGCGTGAAGCCCGGCACCGATAGCGTCTGCTCAGTTGCTGGCAAGCTGAAATCGTTGTCGTAGATATTCACGCGGAAGTCGTCGCCCGCGTCGTTTCTAAAGTCTGCGTAAAATCGTACTGCCATCAGAAGCCTCTTACCCGGTTACGGTCTAGCGCGCTGCGCTCGTTACTAATCAATATGTCTTGGCCACGGATCACGCCGGTCACGTTTACGTTGCCGCCGCCCATCATGCTTTGCAGCTTGTCCAGTGGTGCGATGACTTCGGGATTGGAGAGGCTCGTGCCTGGCCCCTCACCTACCATCGCCAAGGTGGCGCCTGTGACGAGGCCACCGTCAGCAAAGCCTTGGATACCCATGCCGCCCATCATGAAGCTCTTAAACGAACCCAAAGCCTTTACCGCGCCTGGTCCGCCGATCAAACTCATGGCAGCAAACGCCGCAGCCAAGGCGATGGCCTTCTTTAGTAAGCTCTCAAGCATAGCCAACACCGACTCGCCAAAGCTCTTGCCGCCTTCTTTGATGCTCTCAAACGCTGCGTTAGTGAGTGCGCTGGTGACGCTCATGGCAGCGCCGATATTGCCAGCAGCCAACGCGGCGTTGCGCAGCAGGCGCGTCCCTTCTGCAATGCGCTCTTGATCATCTTCGTCGAACAGCTCTTCTTCGTCCATCAGCACTTCACGAATCGTGCCGCCGACCTGGCCGTATGCATCGCGCAAACCTTGCTGCGCTTCTATCAAGCCTTCGTCTGTTACAATCTGCTGGGCGGTGGCTTCGGTGAGTCGCTTGGTCTCTTCGGTGACTGCCGCCGCTGCGTTGAAGCGTTCAGTAAACTGTTCAATGGTTTCTTTTGGTGGGTCAGTTTTACCCCCGCTTGGCGCGTCGCCCAATGTTGACAGGCTCGTGTCTTTAAATGCAAACGCCTCTTCTACGCGATCCACCAAAGCGTCGACGCCTTTAAGGTGAGCCGCTGAAGAAGCTGTATCCAACACCTGGTTCATGTTACGCGCGACCTTTTGCAGGGCGTGCGCTTCATTCATCAGCTCTTCGACGTTGCCTTTGTTAGCGTTGCGGATACGCACCGAGAGGTCGTAGGTCTTCTCCCTGTGCTTCTGCAAGTCTTCGGCGCTCATGGCAAGGTCGTCGAATGTTTGTGAAACCTGCTCCAGCGTGCCAGAAGCAAAATCTAACAGCCCCGACTTCTCGGCAAACTTGCCCATCGAAATACTCGCCTTGTCCATTGCGGTAGACAGCTGACCGTCGACAGTCTCCGACAGGTTTTTCATAGCGTCTTCAGCAAAGCCGCCGTCAGCCACCATGTTTTCCAGCGCCGTATTGAAGTCGTCCACGCTGACCTTGCCAGCACCGAACTCCATGTTTGCGTCGCCGGTCACCTTGCGCAGCTCATCGAAGATTGGTATACCGCGCTCGGCCATTTGGTTGAGCGCCTCCAGGTCTACTTTGCCCTTGGCTTTAACCTTCGCGAAGATGGCAGCGATGTCTTCGATCTGATTGCCTGACGCGGCAGCGATGTCACCAAGCATACGCATGCTATCGGTGATGTCATCGACACCCACGCCAACAGCTATAAGCTGGCGCGCCGAGCGGCTCACCTGCTCCAACCTGAACGGCGTCGAGGCAGTGAACTCGTTTAGCTTGTCCACCATGGCGGCGGCGTTTTCTGCGCCACCCATAATAGAGCGGAAGCCTACGCGCAGCGTCTGCAGTTCAGCACCCTTCTTAATGAGCGCACCAACGCCAGCCACTAAGGTTGTGGTGATGGCCATAGCAGCGTTGCCGGCCAGCTTGCTGATCTCGCCGAAGTTGCGTTGGAAGTTGCTCTTCGTGCGCCGCAGGTCAGCGTTCAGCTTGCTCAGGCCCTTCTTACTTAGGCCGATTGTAACCTTTAGGTCTTTAAGTCTTGCCATTGTTCATTGCATTCAGTGTGCTTTTCAGCAGCGCGTTGTTGCCTTTGCTCTTGGGCTTCTTCTCCCACGGGAAGATACAGAGGTCATGCGGCTTAATCTTCTGGCCCTTCTTACTATGTGGCGACAGCAGTATGGTGGCCGTCCACCTGTGGCGCTCCCAGTCGGAGCGCTGGCGCTGCTCTTCTAGATCGTAGAACCCTTGCGCCGCCAGCAAGAAATCTGAAAACAGCATATCGTAAAACGAAGAAGGGCTGAGACGCAATTGCCCCAGCCCTACTTTGATACAGTCGTCAAGCGTCAGCGCTTTACCCTTCGCTTTTTTTTTCCGTGCCTGCACCGAGCAAGGCCACGAGCGC